AGGTAGCCGCCGGTCGAGCAATCGAGCGCACCCGTGCCGAACTTCGCACTTGCGCTAACCCGCGCACCGCCATTCGCCGTGACGAGGTTGCCACCCCCTGATGAGTCGGTGAAGCTGGTCGAGCCGTTCGGCCCATCGAAGTGCAGAAGGAGGGAGGTGCTCATCAGGTCACGAAGCTGACATTCGAGGGCGCCGCGACCGCCGCCTCGTTATAGGCAAGCTCGATGTCCGCGCTCACCGGGCTCAGGGCATTTTTCTGCAAGGTCATCCCGGTGATCGCGAACGTCCCCGCGTACGCGGTGCCCAAGAGAGATGCGGGGACGATCAGCCCGAAGTAGCTCACACCCGCCCCGATCGGCAAGTCGGCCAAGAAGGCGACCAGCGCTGCCGCAATGAGGGGCTGCGTCGAGCTCGACCAGCCCGAAAGCGCTCTCAAGGTGATCGCCACCGAGATCGTCGCATCGGTCGGGGTCGAGTAATTGATCAGCCGGGTCGAACCGTTCGCATCGGTGAGCGTTGCCGAAATGCTCCCAAAGGTCGGGATGCCGGGGGTGATCTTCAAGAATATCGCGTTCTGGATCGCGCTCTCGACGCCGCCCTCGACCACGAACGCCAGGCTGTTCGCCGGAATGCCCTGCGCATCGGCCCCCGAGGTGTTGTTCTCGATGCCCGCAACGCGGGTGACCCCGGGGAGCGCTTCTAAGGAGGCGACGATGCCCGCGAAGATGGTCTGGGAGGGCAAGGCGACGGATTGGGACTGGCGGATGCGCAAAGCGGCATCGGTTTCGACCGGTGCGCCCACTGCGGCAGCCGCCGCATTGGTGATGCTCTGCCAGCCGTAGGTGGGAGTTTGGATGGAATTGATTGCCCCGATGGCCGCGGTAATGGCGCCCGCTTCGGTGCAGGTCGCAATCACATCGATCGTGCCCGCGCTTGGGATCGTGACGCTCGTCGGCAATGCCCAGATGTTCCCGTTGGTATCGACCCCCGCCCCGTTGGTGATGGTGGTGATGTTGGCCACCCCGCCCACGCTCACCGTGGCGGTGGAGTAGGAGGGCACCAGGCGCTTCAGGCCATTGATTTTGACATTCGAGGAAAGCCCCGTCCCTTGCGCGGTCGCGGGGCTGAAAGAGTTGTAGGCGGCAATGCAGGCGATGTTCGCATCGCTCAAGGCCAAGGCAAACACCGCCAAGAGCTGCCCGTCCTGGGTGTCATCGTCCAAGTCGGCATCGGCCCCGAAGATCCCGAGGTACTGGGTCTTGAGGAAGGTGAGAATTTCCGCATACGTCGGGGCGGAGATGCCGGTGGCGGAAATCGTCGCGGCGGTCGAGCTCATGTCGACACCGAAACCGGGCCGTAGATCGTCTGTACGGTGGCGCTCACGGAGAAAGCCCGGGCTGTGATATTCGAGCGATAGGAGAGGATCGATTGCACATTCGGGGTACTCAAGATGCGTTGTTTCAAGTACGCATCGGGGTTTTGGGATTTGGCTAAAATGCTCTGAAGGTACGGGGTGCCCTCGGTCACATCCAAGAACCACTCGCCCTGCCAGAGCTTCAGGCGCGTCAAGATGGCTTGTGCGACCGCGGGGGCATCCACGAGAAAGGGCACGCCGATCTGGTAATCGCCGTTGGCATCTAAGGCGCGGTATCTCATGTGGGCGGTCCTGAATTGCTGCTGCCGCTCGCGACGCCTGAATGCGTGTGAGTTTCGAGCACGATCCCATCGCCGGTGGTGGCGCGCGCGGCGGTCAAGGTGCCGGGGATGCCCACATCGCCGCTCGCATCAATCGTCACGCCATTCATGCTGATGCCCCCGCTCGAGATCAAGGTGATGCCCGCCGTGGCCGTGATGCTCACAGCCGCCGCGGTCCTGATGCCGATCGCGTGCGTGGTCGGGTTCAGGCTGATCGAGGCGAGCCCGTCATCGCTTTTGATCTGAACGTTCGAGGGATCGATCGGGTAGGACTTCGGCAAAGAGCGAACACCGACCAAGGCAAAGCCGTCGGATAAGTGATGCATGCGAAGATCCGGCGGATTCATCGCCGGGTTTGGCTGCCCGCCGAGGGGCGGCAAAAAACCCTGCTGCCACCAGGCATCGATGCAGCGGCTCGCGAAAATCACCAGGCACTCATCCCCGGCTTTGACGGGAAAGGTCATCAAGGCCCCGCCGCCGCCCTGGAATAACAACGGGCAGTCGAGGAGCACGGGCATGGTGAGGGCTTGGAAGGTGCCGGCTTGAGTCAGCACCCGCCCATTTACCGTGGGTTGGATGTCCGCGATCATCGGACCCAAGCCGGAGGCCGCGGGGAATTGCTTGATCACTCCCGGCAGTGCCGTCCACTGGCGGGCGGCAAAGGACTGCATCGCGAGCCGGAAGGTCTCCGGTTCGTCTAAATAGCGTTCGCGTTGATCCATGTCAGTAGCCGTAGCGCTTGATCGCGTCTGCTTTGCCGACGGCAAAGAGCGCCGTGATCGCATCGGCCGAGGGCACCACGGCATCGACCGAGAGACAGGTCAGATCCGAGTACCAATTCTCTCCGCGGGTATCCCCGGAATGATTCGCGCACATCACGTAGTACAGGCCATCGCCGGCCACTTGGGTCGCCTGCGCGAGCTGCGGATTCGTGACCTGGGAGTTCAGGTCCAGGCTCAAGCGAAACTGATTGACTTGCGCGTTCAATTGGACGAGCTGCCCGACCTTGATCGCGGGGTTGAGCAAGGTTCTGATATTGATCCCGGCCTGGGTTTGTTCCGGCACGCCGATCAATCCGGTGCTAACCGAGATCAGGGGAATATCCCCGCCCGGGATGTAGGAGACATAGGGTATGAAGGTCAGCGCCCCATCCTGGATGCTCCACTTGCAATTGTTCTGCGCGGCAAAGTCCCGCGCCTCATCGCGCGCCATGCCATAGCTCACCCGTCCACGCACCAGGCCGTTCGCGGGGAAGTTCGGCCGGTAGCCAGCGGTGATGGTCTGACTGATGCCAACCTGTTGCATCGCATGCTGAATCTGGTCCGCGATCGCGCCCGGCTTTGAGCCGGCGGGAACGGAGGTGAAGATCGGCGCGAAGTTGTACGCCTCATCGCCATCGGCGGCCGTCAAGTCCACATAGGAGTCGAGCTGATTCACTCGCCCCTGGCGAAATTGTTTGATCGTGCCCTGAAAGAGCAGCCCCATCTTCCCCGGGTAACCGGCCGAGAGCGTCAGAGTCGAGAATTCCGTGGCGCCGATTTTGGTCGCCGTCGGCTTCGACAGATTGTAGATGCGCGCGTCTAAGGAATTCGGGGTTTGAAAGTCGCCCCGTCTCACCGTGAACGTGCACCAGAAATTGCCGAAGTCGATCCCCTCGCCTGAGTCCTTGGAGACGATCAGGGAGAGCTGCCGTAAGAATTGCTGGCTCATGCGACGTAGTACAGAAGGCCATCTGTTCCAAGGTTTGCAAACGTCGGAACCGCATCGGGATCACTCGTGGTCTGCACCCACAAGGACCCGGTGAATCCCAGGTAGTCGTACTGCGCCAAGAGATCGGCGCCGGTGATGAGGGGAATGCCGCAGACAATCGCGTTGCCTTGGGAGTCTGCGATATCGAGAATCCAGCCCAGGCCGTTGCGGTACTGGACCGACAACGTGTAGACGACCCCGCTCAGCGTGATCGAGAGAACTTGCGACTTCGCCTGCAGCGGCACGCCGTAGATGCTCAATGCAATTCCCCGGGGTAGAAAATGCCTGCCGCCTCATCGCTGCCTTCCGGCCAGCTCGCCGGCGGCGCCGATCCACCCGGATTCGGCGAGACATTGCTTTGCAGTGCTTGCGGCCCGCTGTTCGTGGTCTCACCCGTGCTCTGCGGCAGGGCTTGATTGGCGATCGGCGCCAGGGTGGTCGATTGGGTTTGCACGATGATCACCTGCCGAAGGGAGGCGGTGACCATCAAGGCCCGGGAGGTTTTCTGATCGCGCGTTAAGTGCAGCGCCGAGAACATCATGTTGGTGTAGCGGCGGATGGAGCTCTGCACCGTGAAGGGGAGGAGCGATTGCTGCAGTTCCAGGAGCTGGGAGTAGACCCCGGAGACGTAGTCGGAGGTGGAGAGGCCGGGAACCGTGGGGCCGCCGTTCGAAGGTGCGCCGCCGCCGGAGAAGAGCGCGACGATGCCTAAGAGGCCGTGGGAGTTCGACCAGCCGCAGCGAAGCACGAGCTCAGCGGGTTTGACGAAGGCGTGATCGGAAATTTGCGCGCCGGCCTCAACGGGGTGATCGGTGACGCTCACCGTGTCGGAGGCCTCCTCCTCGATCGTCGCCTGGATCGCAATCCCGCCGATATTCCCCTGCGGGATCAGCGTGAGGTAATTATCGAGGGCACTGAAGGCTGCCCCGGCGAGGGAGGTGAGTACGGCGCTCATCGGTTACTCGGGGCGAATTCGCGCACGATGGCGGCATTGACGCGGGATTGTTCGGCGGCGATCAGGCGGGCCAGGGACGCTTTGTCCTGGTCCGTGCCGTGGATGATGATGTCGGTCTTTTGCTGGAAGTTGATCGGGCTCGAGTCGAGCACGTCCTTGCTCGGGAAAGCCCGATTCTCGCCGGTGCCGTTCGGGTCCTGGTACATCTGGCGAAGCTTCGCGTGCCCGTACATCTGGTCGGAGTACTGCTTCGCGTCGTAGATCCCGGAGCCCAATTTCTCACCCAACTGCGCGAGCCAGTTGGACGGGAACATCTTGTCGAAGCCCCAGCCCAAGCCGACGCCGGCGCCGGCCACCAAGCCCGCGAGGCCTAACCGTGAGAGCACGACCGCGAGCCCGCCGAGCAAGCCGCCGCCCGCCGCCCCCGCGGCGACCGTGCCGCCGGCGGTGGTGAACATCGCGGCCGTCAATTTCGCGAACCCGCCCGCCAAGCTCAAAATGCCGGTGATGATCCCGGTCGCGCCCATGAGCTTCAGTGCCGCCGCGGCGGCCAAGAGCTTCGTGCTCCACCCGCCGGTCACGCCGTCCAAATCGACAAATTTCTCGTACAGCCAGTCAATGGCGGGCTTGACGATCTTGTAGACTTTCTCGATTTCGCCGAAGGCTTCTTTGATCCGCTTCTGGATCTCATCCCCGTGGGCATTCACCCAGTCCAAGAGTTCGGCGAATTTCTTGATCAGCCAGTCAAAGGCGAGAACCAGATCATCGATCGCCTGCTTGCCGTGGGCGGTGGCGAGTTTGGAGAACGAGCTGAGCACGTGTTCGATGGCCGCCATCGCGGGACCTTCGAACCGCAGGAACAGCTGCTCCACCTGCATCTTCACGTCTTCCAACTGCACCTTGAATCGGTGCGCGGCTTTGGTGACCGCATCCCAGCCGCGGGTGCGTTTCTCCTGGCGCTCGAGCTCGGCCTGGAAGCCCGGGGTGGAGATCGCGAGCATGGTGCGATCGGAGATGCCGAGCTGCCCGGCGAGCTGGTTAGCCAAGTAGCCTTGGCCATTCGCGCGCTGCTGCTGGAACAGCTTGCCGAGCGCGCCCATGAGGTCGACGCCCGAGCGTAGGTGTCCGTTGTTATCGCGGGTCGATTCCCCGACTTGTTTCAGCCATCCGCCGAGGAAGCTCTCGCCGGCGGGGTTGTTGCGCAGGAAGGCCGCAAGCCCCTCGACCGAGCCTTGCGCTTCATCGACCGAGGCGCCGAAATTGCGCGCGGCCAGGCCGTAGGCCTTCAGGCTCGAGGCGGAGCTGTTGGTGCGCTGCGAGGCGAAGTAGAGTTCCTCCAAGGAACTCGCCCAGCGCGCGACGCCGATCGAAACCGCCAGCGCGGTCGCTTCGATCTCGAGCCCGAGCTTCACCACGGATTTGGTGATGTCGGTCAAGCCCGTCTTGAATTTCTTGAGCGCGGCTTCGTCGTGCTTGTACCCAAGCGCCACGAGGAAACTTTTTATGACGGTGGACTCAGCCATTTACCGATATCCTTGATGAATCTGATTCGATGAGAGCGCTTGAGCAACCTTAGGTAACGCACCCAAGGCGCCGGGGGCTAGCGTCGCCCGCTGAGCTAGGCTTGAGCGCTCTCTTCCAATCAATCCTTGGGTCTTAAGAGCTCCTCGTTATCCGCCCGCACCGCGAGGGAGTCCGAGAGGAGCGCGAGAAAGCACAGATCGACCGAGCCGTCGAGGAGCGAGTGGGCAGCGAGGAGCCCGGCATGCACGGGGGATAAGATCCAATCCTCCCCGCCCGGCAATTCAAAAAACGTCACGCCGCTTGAGGTTCCCTGGCGCTGGTAAGGAACCCTCGAGTAAAATTTGCGAGGCTCTCTTTGAGCACCCTCACCGTGAGCCGCAGCAATAGCGAGGGATCATTCAGCTCCGCGATCATCGAACCCTTGGCAGGGCCCGACCAGAAGGCAATCCAGTTGCCCTGATGCTTGATGCGGATGACCGAGAGGCACTCGCCGAACACGTACTCGGCGTCCTCGTTCTTCATCGCGGACAGCGCATCGGTGAAAGGCTGCGCGAGGGCGGCGACTTCCAGCCAGTCCTCGGCGGATTTGTTCTCGTTGATCGCCTTCGCGATTTCCGAGATCAGCGGCGCGAGGGCGGGGAGGAGTGTTGAAATCTTGCGCGTGAGGTGCAGCTGCACCATCGCGGAGGGTTTCTCGAAGCGGTATTCCCGCCCGTCCAGTTCAAATTCGATCATCAGTAGACCCCGAGCACGGTGTCGATGGCGAGAGAGTCGAAGGTCCACTCCATCATCTCGCCGGTCTTGCCGTACTTGATGGTGGGCTTTTTCTTGAACGCACAGCCCGTCGCGGTGGTGATATCCCCGCTCTGCACTTGCCGGACGACAATGGTGTTCTGGCCCCACAGGGCGGAGGAGAGCGACTGCGCGTCGTACATCGCCTGCAGGATCGCATTGGTCGGGGAGGTCTTTAGGTACCGCGCAGAGACGGTTCCTGATCGGTCGGCGTGCAGAGAGTGCATGCCCTTGCCATCCGCTCCGATGGTCATGGTGCTGCGATCGCCGACGGCATCGAAGGTGATGCCCTCATCGGCGACGGCGGCGCCGTAGGCCAAATTGGCAATGCCGGTGGGACCTGAGAGGGAGCCGACGACGTCCTGAAATGCATAGGTGTTCATGGGATAAATTCCTTAGGCGTTGCAGTTCAAGAGCACGTCGGCCGAATGGATCGCGCCGGTGAATTTGATCGCCGCGGTGATGAGAGGTGAGGCGCGCGTTGCCCGCACCGCCGGGGTCTGAGTCGCAATCGGCGGGGCATACACGTAGTAGCCCTTGACGAGCGTTTGGCCCTTGGCGATGGCGCCAAAGGCGGGACCGTTCCACACCCCGGGGCCGATGAGGTCATTGCCGACCGCCTGGTCCAACGAGGCGCTCACCGTGGTGATCTCTTGGTTCACCCCGGCATCGGTCTGCGGGATCTTGGTGCTCGAGGTGTAGAAAAGATTGAAGAGGTCGGTCTGGATCTCATTCTGCAGCCAGTCGGTGCCGTGGATGATGTCGAAGAACTGGCCCGAGGCCATCACGCCTTCCTGCAAAATCGCGGTGCCGTTGTTGTAGTTCACGAAGACATTGCAGTTCTTCGCCTTCAAGGTGGCGGCCTGCGTCTCGGTCAGCGTCTCCGCCTGGATGAGCGCCTCTTGCTTGAACTTCAGGGTATAGAGCGTGTTCGAGCCATCGAAATCCACGGTGAAGGCAAGGCCGAAAATCGCCACTGCCGAATAAGGGCTCGAGCTCGAGTACTGGGTGAAGGTGCGGGTCAGGTTCAACGCTTGCAGCGCACTTGCGATATCGGTCGTGCTCGAGGGGTTCAAAACGGCCGCTTCTTGGGTCGAGTTGCCGAAGATGCGTGAAACACCAAGGCCCTGGATGAAGGAGCCGACGGCCAGAACGTCCGCATCGGAGGGCATGACCGAGGCGGCAAAGGCGAGGCCGTACCAGTTATTCGTCATGTTGGCGAGCGTTTGCACGGCAGAGAGCGCGGTCTCTGCGGCAATTCCGGCGACGACACTGCCGCCGGCGGCGAGATTGAGGCCCATGAGGGGGGAGAGATCGGTGCCTGAGAAGGGCGCGGTGGCCAAGCTCACCGAGGAGCTCGCGCCCGTGGTCGCGCTCGTCACCACAAATTGACCGTTCGCGGCATTCCACACGACGGTGGCAAAGCCGGCCAAAGCCGTCTGTACCGCGGAAGCCACACCGTTCAAATTGGTGACGGCCGAGAGGTTGATCGAGGTCAGGGCATGGGAAGTGCCGTCGACGATGATCGTGAACCCGCCGCTCGCGACCGCGGTGAAGGCTCCGAGCGCTTGAGCGGTGGCGCCCAAGACCCCGCCGCTGAGCCGGCCGCAGGTCGCGGTGCGCGCCCAGGCGCCGATGTAGAGCTGGGTCGGGGTCGGGGTTTGCCCGAAGTACGCCGCCGCGGCCTGGTACTCAGGTCCGCTCGGGTAATCCGCCGAGACTTGGGTGAGCGAGGTATAGAGCCGATAGCGCGAGGTGGTATCGATGACGCCCGAGTCGCCCAGGATAAGGGGGAGCCCAAAGTTTCGAAGCGCCGCTCCCGTCGGGGAGATCGAGACTTGCACATTGATGACATCGCTGACCGAGAGGCCGAGATTGGTCATTCGTTATTCCTTAAGGGTAAGAGATCAGTTCATCGATGACGGTGTCATCGATCAGTTGGACGTTCGCGCTCACGAGGTGCGTGATGGCATAGGTGCGCATCACCTTGCGGCGGAACGTCAGAGCCAGATCCGCGCGCCGGATCCACTGCTGGTTCACGAGCTCCGGCACCTGGCGGATCGGGCCGTTCGAGGTGAAGCGGATAGGGAGCAAGCTTTCGGTGTTCTGCGGGATCGAAAGCCCGTCGCGAAGCATCTTGGCCATCCCTTGCGCATTCGGACCGTAGAAGCTCGAGAGGACATCAATGCCTTCGTGGCGCCAGTAGTCGGTGTTATCGGCTACCGGGTCATAGGCGATCCAGGGGCCCGCATCCCCTTCTTGCGTGCTCACCCCGAGCGCGCACCAGTTGACCTTGGGTTCCGGCTGCTTCGGTGGCGTCGGCTGCCAGCGCGGCCGCACGAGTGACCCGTCAAGGCCCGTCACCTGTGAGATGAGCGCCTGAAAGATCGCATCGAGCGCGTCATCGTCCGCCACGGCGCCCGTCGGCAGAAGCACTCCGCCGGTCGCACTGGTGTTCATGATTTCAGCCCGACAGCGGTTTCAGTTCACAGACCGCTTGCACGAAGCCGCGGCCGTAGCTCGAGTAGTCATTCACATCGGTGACGGTGTACCTCGCGCCGCGCCATTGGATGACATCGGCGGTGAGGCCGTGCTTGCCATCGATCAGAATGAATCGCGTGACGATCAGAATGCTGCCCGTGATCCGCTCCCCGTCCGGGGTGCGCTCGAGTTCGCTCCCTCGAAGGGAGGTCACGACCCCCTGGAACGGAATCGCGGTCACGGTGTTCTGCGCCAGGCCGTCAGCGCCCACGAGCTGCACGCCGCGGTTACACAAGAGCGTGCGGTCGACGAAGTCCGGATCCGTCAGAAGATCCGTCACGTCGAGATTGGGCATGTGATTTCCTAAGCTTTTGCTCTTTTGACCATTCCGCGAATCCATCCCGCGGGGATTGGTTCGCCAGCGCGCAACTGAAGATTCACCGCGCCATCATTTGCCCACTGCCTACCTGTCATCGCGATGCGTGCGCCTACTCCGCGCTCTGGGTCTGCCCACTGCCGCAGCATGGAGGCGGTGCGCGCCGCCCGCTGTTTCTTCGTATGCTTCTTGCCTAGCTTCGCCGCTGCCATCTTGGCCTTCGACTCAGGAGACCATTCTTTACCCACATTCCACGGGACGAAGCCCTTCTTGAATCGCGTTTTCTTGGCAAAGGCGAGAGCCTTAGCCCGGTAAACGGGGTCCTGCCAGTGGCGCAGTTTTGACGCGCGGATTTTCCGCCGAACCGATGCGACAGAGGCCGGCGAATCTTCGCCGCCCGGCACGATGTTGTATCCACCGGGACAGAGAGTCGACATGGACGCTATGAATTCACGCTCCATCTGCGCAACTTCAGCCCGAGTACCGGAACCGAGGACTGACCTGATGATTCCCTTTGTCCCGTATTTTCTCATCGCGCTATATAGCGCAGATTTTAAACCACGCTTCGCGCAGTGCTGATGCGACCGCCAGCGAGCGTCAACATTGCTCGCAATCCCAACGTAGCGTTTGCCGTTGGGGAATTCCAGGCAGTAGACATAATCAGCCAACTAGATTTTTCTCACCACTGAGGTTATCGAATTTCTCAATTGTGATGTATTAATTAATGGCTTGATTCCGGTGGCCGCCTGCGCATCCGCCGGCGACATGCCGGAGTCCACCAGCTGCATGTATTGCTTCTCGCTCTTGCGCATGGAAGCGGTGCCGCGCGAGCGGTGGCGATTGCGAATGGTCGAGGGCGCCAGGGGCACGAAGTTCCCGGAGTTGATTTCATTGCGCGCGAAATTAGCGCCGATGATTCCGGCGGCTTGCAATGCTTGATCCGCCTTGGCGGTATCCCCGACAAGGGCCGCATCCGCTGCAGCCCGCATTTGCACGAGCGCGGGGTCGGTGGCTTTGTCGACGCCCGGAATGAGGAATGGTCGCGCGGGAATATTCGCCGCGGGGCTCCCGAATTCATGGACGTACGCCAACGCCGCGTTGTTCATCGGGTCGCCGTCTTGCCGTGCGTCGGCTGACTCGGGAAACCCGATCAGCACTTGGTTCCCGACCAAATCCTGCAGAGAGGCGAACACTTCGGAGACGATGTCCTTGGTGATCGTTACGGGATTCGCAAAGCCGGGATCGAATCGTAGAGCCATTGAATTACCTTCAAATTGTCATCTATGCTTCGATGCGTGAAATTCACAGAACATCGCGATTCGATGGCGCCCTTGGTCGAGCTTGCCGACCGGGCCGCGCTGCTCGCGCACTGCCGCCGGTTGCTCTCCCCGCCGCTCTCCCCGATGCTGTTCCAGTTCAGCGATGAGAAGCTGGAAGTCACGCCCTATGTCGACGATCCGCGCACTGGGTGGGATACGCACCTGGTCATCATCAAGGGATTTGGCCCCTTGGGTTACACCGATGGGCCCGTGCCGCCGTGACTTAGAACTGCACGCCGCCGGCGCCTAAGAGCCGCGCCATGTTCAGGAACTGAATGCCGTAGCTGCTCATATTCCAAAAATCCCCATCCGTGAGCAAGACGCTTTGCGCGTCATAGCCCGCGGAGACTTTATCGACCGCCTTCGCGGTCATGATCCCCTGCACGGCTCCGGGTATTCCCCCGGCCGCCGCCACCTGCTGATCCCTTGCGGCGAGGGTCAGGTGATGGCAGATGAACAGGCTCGTCCCGGTATCGATCAGGGTGTCCCATCGATTCGGGTCCAAGAGCAAAACGGACACCGAGAGCCACAATCCGATCGCCGCATCCGTGTAGGCCACGGGATCCGTGAACTCGGGGAACTGCGCTCGTAACGTCGCCGGGGTGACCAACTAGCGACCCTTGCGCTCTTTGGCGTCAGGCTTCTCTTCCACCTTCTCTCTCTCAGCCGCCTTCTCGATGTGCCCATCGGCACCCGCTCTGATCCACGGATGATTGGCCGTCTCATCCGAGATCTCGTGCGCGCCCACCGGGAAGGATCGCTCCACCCCCGGAGTGCAGAACACGAACGGTTTTATGACCGTGATTTTTGACATAGCGTAATCCCCTTCCGGTTTAACCCAGGTTAGCCCTGCGACCGGCTGTCTCAGGATATACGAGCTCGACCGCACCCATACGACCAAAATAGGTCGTCAATTGCCTGAGGTCCCGATACTCGAGCGGGGTTCTCTGCAGGGGCACCAGGGGGTAGCGCACGCGCATCGGATCTTTGATGTACGCATGCATGGAATCGGTCGCTGCCGGGCCGCGGCCGCCGTTGTTGGTACCCGTGAGCCACTTGCAGGGCTGCACTTCCAAGGGCTTCCCGTTGATCGCGTTCGAGAGGCAATTGATCTTCAAGTACTCCAAGATGCTCATGTTGCCGGCGCTCGAGATCTTGGTGGAGACCAGGAGCGTATAGGGGGCGGGCGCAATCAAAAGCCGCTCGGGGCACAGCGCATAGGCGGTGGCCGCCCACACGGAGTTCAGGAGCGAGTTGACATCGGCGACGATCAGATCGGCAGCCGTTGCAGGGTTTGCCGTGATGAGCGCAGCCCATCCGCCCGTGACGGCGTTGCCGACATTGGTCATGCTCACGTGGTTCAGCATGCCGGTGGTCCCGACCACGGTGTCACCCATGTACACCAGCTTGTCGATGTCCATCTGGTACTTCAATTGCATGGCGGCGAATTTCTGCTGATCGACCGGGCGGCCTAACTTTTGTGCCGATTCGAGTTCCGGGAGCGTCCAGCCGAGCTGCATGCCCCAAATGCCCAACGGGTTGATCGTCTTGCCGATATCCAAGGCAATTCCCGTGATGGCATTCGAGTCCTTGCCGATCCAGGCGATATCCGAACCCGCAACGCCCGAGGCAGCCGCAAAGTTCGAATTCGTGAAGCTCGAGAACTCATCGGCGATCGAGACATCTTCCCGCAGGTCGATATCGCGCGCCCAGGTCACCGAGGCCAAGGGCTGGTGCAGCCGCTGGTCCAGGCGCTCGAGTTCGCCCACCAAAAAGACGCCCGCGGCGTCGATCGTCTGGGAATCAAAGGTCATCAGGCCGTCGCGCGTTTTGAACGCCCGACGGGAGCTCATCTGGCCATCGCGCGTTTGAGTCGCCCGACGGACCGCTTGTCGTACAGTCATCATGTGTGTGTTTCTTCCGAAAAAGTGGTGTGTCAGGGGAATCAGATGTTGAAGGCGATTTCGACGTTGCCGCTCGCATCGGCCGGGCCCATGAAGGCGACTCCGAGGAGTGCGACGTTCGAGCCGCCAACCGAGGTCGCCTCGAGGCCGCCGATCGGGGTGCCCGCTGCGGCATTCGCGTAGCGCACATACACCGTGCCTTGGGCAGTCGGGGTACCGGCATTTGATTGCACGGTCATGTAGCCGCGGCGCAGGATGTTCGCAAGGCCGCTCGTCAAGGGAACCGCGGTGCCGAGCGGGTCAGAGGCATTCGCGCCCGTGATGGGATAGGGTCGGACGAGAAAGCCGTACGGGGCGGTATCGCCCACGGCGGAGAGCGGTACGAACAGGCCCGCGGCGATCTTGCCGGGGATGCCGTAGCTTAAAAAGGGTGCGGCGGCATTCAAAGGCTGTGCTTCGATGGTGGCGATCGATTGGCGAGACACATCGCCCGGGATGCCCTGGGCCATCCGGTAGAGAATTGCAGTCATGTGAGATTGTCCTTAAGTGAAAATTAGCGGTTGGCCCAGAAGGCTTTGTTCGCATCGTTGATGCTCGTGACCGAGCCGGCTTTCCCGAAGTCGCGGGTCGCGGTGCCCTTCAAGGCGCCCGCGCGGTTGTTGCGCAGGCGTGCCAATTCGGCGGCGCCGTTGAAGACGCCCAAGAGCGCATCGCCGGTCAAGGTTTTGATATCGCGTCCCATCAGGAACGGCTCGATGAATTCCTTGCCCGCGTCCGTGGCATCGGCGGTGGCCAATGCCTTGGTGAGGAGCTGAGGCAGCGCGGCTTTGCCCGACAACGCATCGCCGGTCGGGATCTGAATCCCGGGGCAGAGAATCTCGGCGCGCGAGAAGATCTCCTTCAGCGCATCGCCGGTGTAGGTCTTGCCCAAGTCGACTTGCTTGCCGGCGTTCTCGGCCTCGAGCGCATCTTTGGCCTCTTTGTCTTTCTTCTCTTCCTCTTCGTCGTCCTCGGCCTTTTTCTTCTCGGCCCGCTCCTCATCCGCGTCCTTCGCTTTCATCGCGGCGAGCTCATCGCGCACTTCGCGCAAGGAGTCCTTGACCTTCTTCATTTCGGGATCGCTCTCCTCATCCTCGGATTCGAGCTCGGCCTTCATGGCGCGCTCGTCCTTCGCCTTGAAGGCATCCATGAATCGGTTCAAGCGATCGGCAAAAGTGGTTTTCATCAAAAATTCTCCTGGGAAGTGGTCGCGTGTGGCGCAACGCGGGCCGGCTCGGCCCCTCGTTACTAGGGCAACGTGGTTGCCCACGATATTGGTCTGCACCCCTCGTCCGGGCGCGGTCTGTTCGTAATCGGATTCGTAGCCTGCGGATAATTCCGGCAGGTACTGATTCACATGGGCAATCGCATCGGCGGCGGTGATGAGCAAGTCCGCGAAGAGCAGGTCATCCTCGATCCCGGTTCCGCGGCGCACGTTCTGCGTGACGCCCACCGTGAGTGCGTTCCAGTTCGAAGGCCCGACGAACTCATTGGGGTGATCGACCGTGACGCTCTTGCCCTCGAAGCTCGCCATGGTCTTCTCCGAGAAGACCTGCTCGGGGGTGCGCTCGACGCGGATATCCCCGGAGGCGTCGGGCTCCAAGGGCACCTCATCGGTGCCGTAGCGCTGCTCGCCGGTGCGGGCAATGGCCACGCCCTCGCACAGCAGAAACCCTTCTGGCGTGATGCGGCGGGTCTTGCCTAATTCGCCCGGCGCATAGAAGGCCATCCGGTCGAGCATCTGCACATGGCGGTGCGCAGGGCGGCTGTCGTGCGTCTCGTTCATTCGGTAAAGCTCGTTCAATCGTTTGGCCGCGGTGCCGAGCTCATCGCGCCGCTTCTCTAGGAGCGGGTGTTTCATCAATTGGCCTTTGAATGCGCCGTTTGCTTGAGGCTTATTCGAGATCTCCTCGAATCGGCTGATGTCTTTTTCGATCTCGCGCATTTTTTGCTCGAGGCCGGCAATGGCGGTGCGCAGTTGATGCCCCTGCAAATCTTGGGTCTGCATCAGCTGTTCATCCTCGGATCATCGAGCAGCGGCTCTGGCCAGCAACGGCAGTTCGGAAATTGGCCGGGGTGGTGGTAGCGGATCTTGCCGTTCTCATTCACCGCGGGCGGGTGGGCCCACTCGCAAATCTTGCCTTCCATGGCTTTGTGTCCCGCTCGCACGTCCTGATCGCCGGCGGTGCGCCAGCGGTAGTGACTCGAGCCTGCGTGTTCGGCGCGCGCTTGGGTCAGGACGGACGCGGTTCTAGCGACTTCGGTGCGTGCAATCAGCAGGGCGCGGGATTCGGTCACCGCGCCGGTGCGCAGGATCTCTTTCGAGATCTCGCTCGCGCGGGTCGAATTCTCGAGCCCCTGGAGCGTCAGTTGATGCACCCGCTCCCCCGCCTGTCGCGGCAGGGATTGGATGAGCGAGACTTGTTCCGAAAGCAAGGAGCGCATGCGCTCACCCACCGGCGTCTGCACGATGTCGTGATGCAGCTGGGTCGAGATCGCTTGTCCCAAGCTGCGCCAGGACTCCAAGTCCCGCGCGTTCACCTCATTCAGCATCTTTCTGGCGGTCGACTTCGCCCAGGGCAGCAACGCTTCCGCATAGGCTTTCAGCATCTCAGGCAGCGAGGGCGCCAAGGGCGAGAGGGGTTCGCGCGCATGTAACCCGTGCCGGTCGATCTCCGCCGCGGTCTGATCGGCGGCGCCCGCGATCAGTTCGCCGACGTGCTCGGCGATCTGCCTAAGCGATTTGGCGTACAGGCGCTCCGGGCGCTTAGTCTTCGTCGGGTTCTGTCGCCCCGGGCGCTTCCTTGCGTCCGTGGTTTGCACGGAGCAGCTCAGGGGCGCGATCATTCATCGGCCGTAAGATGCGGCTCATCGTCCGACTCATCGCCCTTTGGTGGCTTGGGGTCGGTCAACCCGAGCGCGCCAGGAGAGGGGGCCGGATCGCTCTCAGCTTCCGTGATCTGTTCATCAGTGATATTCGTGAACAGCCCGCTCACGCGCGACTGCTGCTTGAGCTCTCGCAAGGCGGTGGCCCGGTCGATGATCTGGCTCTCGTACGCGGTGTTGATCGCGGCGGTCGACTGGTTGCCGACCGTGGCTTTCTGCTCATCGGAGAGCAGCCACAAGGACTTGAAGGAGAGCTCGAACTGCTTCGGCGGTGCCTGCCCGAAGGTCGACACGTACGCCACGTGGTAGAGCGTCTCGCAGCCCGGGCCCAAGTCCGCGACCTGGTCCTGCTTGACCTTGTCGTAGTAATTGCGAAGGTCCGAATCGCCTGAGTTAAAGCCCGCCGGGGACTGGCCGAAGAGACGAACTGCGGGGGTCTCTAGCGCCCCGCAGAGCTGCTCGCCCATCTGCACGAGCACGGCATCCAACCCGCCAAACGCATACTGATGCGTCTCGAATTCATCCTGCGCGTCCATGAGGGTTAAGCCCTCGTTACTCTGGAACACGCGGATCATGTTGATCGTCTCGGCGAGCTTGCCCATCGCGATCTGGTTGCCCGCGATCATGTCGCGCAAACCTTTCACCTTGTAGGTGCGAAGGTGCGCCTTGTAGACCAGCTGGGCGATGCCCGCGGTGGTCGAATCGAAGGCGATCATCCGATCCCACAGACGCTCCAGGACCGATTGGCCCCAGAGGTTCTCGCTGATCCTCTGCCAGTACGGGAGCTCCACGCCCTCCAGGCGGATCACGCGCGAGTGGTGGATTTTCATCCGCGGCATGCCGCCCGTATCGGGGAGCGTGTCGTACCACTGGGGCTTGCCGTAATTCGGGCCAAAGTCAGAAACCAAATTCTGCAGCGAGGGCTGCACCACCCAGCGGTCCAGGGGCAACAATCCCTTGAACTGCCCCTTGCGCAGCGTCTCAATGCGTAAGGGCGTTGATTGGTCCTGCCCATCGATCATCATGAAGGCGAGGGCCCCGCCATAGAGGCGCGACCATTTGATCGTGGCGCAGAGCTGCTTCCAGATCTGTAAGCGCGAGATCTCCTTGTCGAAGGCCTGCAGCTGGTCGGGCGTTACCGTGGACTTGAGCTCGATGCCCTCGCGCGTCATGTCCTTCGCCACACAGTCGACCGCGCGGCCCGCGATCCAGGAGCCGCGGTAGGTCCACTCCATGAGCAAGCGGTTGCGAGTAACGGGGTTGAACCCGTATTTCGCCCCATCGTTCAAGTTCCCCGTGCCGTGGCCGGTGCGGGTCAGGAAATTCTGAATGCTGTCGGTGGTCTGCGTCCCGGCGGTGCGCGCTTTCTTCCGGTTGCTCACTGGCGCAGCCACACATCAAGATGCCGGCTGCCGGGCTGATAGCAAATCATCACCGCATCGGCCAAGTTCGGGGACTTGGCCCCATCCGGGGCTTTATCCACCAGGATCTTCCCCACGCCGTTGATGGTGTAGGTCGGTTGGGAGAGTTCCATGGTGAGCGCCAATAGTTCAGGTAATTCGGGATCGATCGAGATCAAGTCGTCCGGGTCGACCGTCAACCCCTCGACCACCGCGCGATAGGTGGCCTGAAAGCGCAAGCGAAGCGCCCACCAGGCCTGCGCTTTGGCGTTCGCGAAAAAATCTTTATTTGAGCGTTCGGGCACCATCTGCCCCTCGGGGTCATCGACCGCACCGGAGCCTCGGAAGGGCGCATCACGCACTTGGCGAAGGCCCGCATCCTGGCGCTCCTGGTTGATCTGCCTTGCGTCCCCACGCACACCGGCCCCCAACCCATCGGCGTCGTAGTCAAAGCTGTCGTAGCCGTGGGCTTCACAGAGCGAGAAAGCCCGGATCACGCTCTGGTAGATATCCCCGCCCTTCCCGGACCAGGATTCCAAGTGCTCGAGGGTGACCCCGCGGCGCCCGGCGAAGGCGTTCTTGTCCGATCCTTCATCGGCGACGTCCAGGCCCGCGTACTTGCGGCCCGTGGGCGAGAGGCCCAATTTCTCGAGCGCGCCAATGGCGGATTGCACCCAAGCCGAAGGAATCAGCACCCCTTCGACCGAGGCCGAATAGTTGATGTCGACTTCGGCCGCCAGAGTGACGGGATCCAAATCCCGCTGCTGCTTGGCATACCAGGCGTCATCTTTTCGCGGGTCATCCCGCCAGTGAAAGGTGAACACTTTGATCTTGCCGCCGAAGCGCTTTTGCGCGAAGGGATTCCCCATCCCGTTCGGGGTGGAGATGTCCTGGCGGCAGTTGGTCGTCTGCGATAAGGAAGCATCCACGAGCTGCGGGTGCTCGAGGAAGGCCGCCTCATCGACGATGTAGAAGCTGGTGCGATCGCCGCGTCCGATCCCATCCCCGGATTCCCCGCCGATGGCGGACTCGGTGTCCGGGAACACGATCCGCATGTGCGGGGCGTGGCGCTTTCGATCCCACGAGCCGCGAAACTCGGGCGGCAGGTTGGTCAGGAACGTGCGGGCTTTCTCGAAGAGCGCCTTCGGGCTCCCGATGCGGTCGATGTATTCCTCTTTGCGGGAACCAAATCCGACCACGACACCGCGATTGAACAAACAGATCGTGCAAGCCAATGCGACGGTGAGCCACGACATGCCCATGTCGCGCGTCTTCTCGGTCAAGCCCGGTTCCTGGTTTTTCCAGCGCTCCAAGAACCAGCCGATCCAGTCGTGCTGACGGGGGAAGAGCACGAACGGAATCGCGGTGGGCAAGCCCCGCTCCACCTGCCGCGGATCCAAGGTCATGCCCCAGTCGTTGATGAATTCGGCCGGGTGATCCTTGTAGAAACTTTTGAGCGCCGGCAGCACCTTCGGTTCTGCGCGAATTCTCGCGAGGCGCGCTAAACGCGACTGGAACACCTCGCTGTAGTCGGGCTTGCGCCAGTCAAAGCTCATTCACCCTTGATGATGCGTTGGTAGATACGCGCCGCTTCCACGGGGTCGGTGGCCGTCAGGTCGACCGAGGCGGTGAGAATGGCGCCCGTCAGGTCCACCTTCTCGCCGTATTTCTTGGGTCGCAATTTCGCGGCCACCCACTTGCGGGCGTCCACCCTCAAGCGACTTCTCGCGATGTGGTCATGGTCGACGAGCTCGTGGCCGTCCACCATCCGGTAGTCGCGCGTGCCGTCATCGGCGATCTCGACGATCTCATCGGCGTAGGTGTCGGCTTGGGCCTCGCGGGCGCGCGCGTACTGGTCGCGAAACTCGAGGTTCGCCTCGAGCCAGCGGAACACGGTGGCCTTATCCGGATGCCCAGCGGCGCAAATCGCCCGCAGCGACTCACCGTCCGCTATGCGTGCGCAAATCGCGGCGGCCTTACCAGGCGTGTAGCGTGAGGGCCTACCCATGAGGTGTGTGATTTCGTCGGGGCATAAATGCAAAAACCCGCAACGTGTGCGGGTCTTCTCTCGATTGTGCGTAGGTTTTCATCACCTCGCATCGTAGGGTTGCGAATATAGGGGGGTTTCTAGGTACTTACAAATTATGGAATTGGTTCACAGTTCTTTTAGGCGTATTCGGGTGTCTTTTGCGACCACGCGCGCAGAAAGGAGGCGACATCCCGGCGCGCATAGCGAAGCAGGTACTTCACCCGATCAATGGACAGGCCGAGCTCGTGGGCGATGGCCTCGAAAGGCTCGCACGCCACGTACAGGTGCGTGACGATGTGCCGCTCCTCGTGGGGCAGGAGAGCCACGCCCTGATCGACCGCTTCGATGTGCGAGGGCATCTCGATGGGCGCATCGCCCGATCCTGCCCCATGCACCCCGTACTTCATCATGCGCGCGATGGTCGACACGGCGCCGCTCTGGCCCGAGCGCTCAGAGGCACACCACATCGCCCAGCCCATCAAGCGCTCATGGATGTCGCGGGTTTCCGGGGCCATGGCGTTCTCGCCCCTGCGGTCGCGGATCATGGCGCTCATCGGGATCGCTCCTCGAGTGTCTCCAGGCGAAAAGCGATATCGGCTAATTGCCCGTGATTGCCCTCGGTCGCGGCGAGAATCTCCTTGAGCAGCGCCGTCTGCATCTTCGCTTGCGCCAAGCTTTCGAGCGCGATCCGGGTGTTCTCGTCCTTGGCGACATCCACGGCCATCATTGGGGTTCGCTCGATGGGGCGTAAATCCAACCGATCTGCGCCCCTTGCGCGAGCACCAGCGTGAAGGTGTCGCGATTGAGATCACTCTTGCCATCCCACTCAACCAACCCGATCACAAACCCCAGGGCATCGACCATGGCGTAGAGGTGTTTCATGAAGGTGAGCATCCCGACAGTTGGGGGGCTTGAAGGTGAGCATTCATTCGCTGTCCGCCGGGGGTCCGGGCGTGAACTTCTCGCCGTCCCATGTGTCGCCGATCTGAGCCGTGTCGGACTCAATCAGCGTGCCTGTGGGCGGCGGGTCGATGGGCACCTGGCCGTCCCAGATCACTACGTCGTTGACGGTGTGCGTGCTGTCGATTTGAACGTGGCGGATGCCCATTACGGACTCGTCGGATAGAGCTTCATGCTGTAGCGCTCCAGAATGATCCAGTCGGTTGCAGCCGTGACGAGTTCCATCTCAAGCCCGGCCGTTTGATTCGCGGTCGTGTCGATGGTCGAGCCGGTCGCGAGGTAGAACGGGTTCGCGACCGTCGCCCAGTTGTAGTCGCCACCGGGAACGCCGCCCGCCCGCATGTTGATCTGGGAGTTCGTCGCCCCCTGATTGCTGATCGAGTTCATCGCGCCGCCGACGAACATGGACACGAGATTCGATTGCCCGACCTGGGCGGTGCCGAAGAAACAGGCCATGACTTTGCCGCCCGCGCTGCCCGGACCCGATGCGAACCAGCTTGTTTCTAGCGAGCCGTTGAGGCCGAACGAATTGCCCGCGATGGTCGCTTTCGGTCCCTGGATGAAGGTCGCCGTCGTTTGCGCGAACGCGCCCGGACCCGTGGTGGCAAAGGCTGTCGGCGCTGCTTGAAAGACCGGCGTGCCGCTCGAATAGGCGTTGTTGTAGACCTGCCCCACCGTCGTCGATGACCAGTTCGTCCAGTACCAGCCCGCCGATGAGCCGGTGCTGATCGCACCCGCCGGGAAGTACGCATAGCAGTTCCCGACCACGCGCGGCAGCGGCGCGGGATAGCCCGTTGTGCCGGTCGGGGCCGCCGAGAGCCAGATCGCCGAGTTCGCGAATGCTCCCACAGTCGAAAGCGTGCCGCCGCTGATCGTCCCCTGGCAGACCGTCGTCGAGGAACCGCTGTTGCCGGTGACGGTGAAAAACTTGTAGGTCGTATCGAGAATCGTGAGCACGCGGCCCACATCGGACGCAGACCCGAGCAACGTGGCGGCGCTGAACGTCGCTGTCACGCTGCCGCTCGTCGCGCTGAACGTCACCGTGGCCGAACTTGCGGGCCGCTGGCCGATCACCACGACGCCGTTGTTCTGCATGTAGCTCGAAGGCGTCAGGACGAACGGAATCGCCCCTTGCAAGATCGAGCGCACGGCGAGGTCCACGTACCGCGCGGCGTCTGTCGGATTGACCGGCGCTACCCCTGCTTGCTGTCTCACGGGATGCTCACCTTCATATCCCTCAGTGGAGTCATGTGTTTCATCCGATCACCGTGCAGCCGAAACTACTCGCAGCCGGGGGAGAGCCCGTCAAAAACGTGATCGTCGCGGCATTGAGCCCGCGCGTGACATCGCCCTCGAACTCGACGCCCGTCGCTTCATAGAAAAGCCCGACCGAGTAATGCTTCGAACCGATGTTGTGAGTGAGCGTGAACACCGTAGTCACACCGTCTCCTAAGTTGTCGAACGGGTACTTCTGCGGGAAGGTCGAGGGCACATCCGCCGCGACCAAAGCGCGCAAGCCTGAGACGGTCGTGCCGCCGGTCGGACTCGCTGCCGTTGCAAGGATTTGATTCGGCGTGCCTGATGGAGCGGGGCCTGCCGGGCCGGTCGCCCCCGTTGCCCCGTTCGTTCCATTGGTCCCGTTGGTGCCCGCGGCGCCCGTGGCCCCCGTCGCGCCATTCGCCCCGTTCGTGCCATTCGCGCCCGCCGGTCCCGTGAGCCCCGCGGGGCCGGTGGCTCCCGTTGCCCCGGTCGCACCGGCGGGAATCCCGAAATTGAAGATCGCCGCCGCGCTCGTCCCCGCGTTCGTGACCGTGGGGCTCGAGCCCGCGCTCAAGCCGCTGGCACTGCCCGCGGCAATCGTGGCGGCTGTGCCGGTGGGACCCGTGACGCCGATGGGGCCTTGAGCACCCGTGGCGCCCGCGCTGCCCGTGGCTCCTGTAGCGCCGGTGGCACCCGCATTTCCGGTTGCGCCGGCCGGTATGCCGAAATTGAAGGTGGCCGCCGCGCTCGTGCCGGAATTGGCCACCGTGGGGGAGGCGCCGGCCGCCAGAGGCGTTGCGGTGCCGGCGGTAATGGTTGCGGCTGTTCCGGTTGCCCCCGTCGCGCCGGTGAGGCCAGTCGGACCTGTCGGGCCGGTAGCACCGGTCACACCGATCGGGCCTTGCGGGCCGGTGGCGCCGTTCGTGCCGGTGGCACCCGTGAGGCCGATGGGACCAGTGGCACCCGTTGGCCCTGTGGGACCCTGCGGACCCGTCAGACCTATCGGCCCTTGCGCGCCGGTTGCGCCGGCCGCTCCGTTGGTTCCAGCGGCACCCGTGAGGCCGGTGGGACCCTGAGGCCCTGTCGGTCCGGTTGCGCCCGTCAGGCCAATCGGCCCTTGCGCGCCCGTCAATCCCGTAGGCCCGGTCAATCCGGTCGGTCCGGCGATCCCTTGAGCTCCGCTCGGCCCGGTCAAGCCGATGGGGCCTTGAGCACCCGTCAGTCCGGTGGGGCCGGTGGCGCCGGTCGGACCCTGCACGCCGGTGAGGCCGATGGGTCCTTGCGGTCCGGTGGGTCCATCCGCTCCCGTGGGGCCGGTGGCGCCGGTGGGTCCGATCGCGCCGGTGGGTCCGGTGAGTCCCATGGGACCTTGTGGGCCCGTCAAACCCTCCACGCCTTGCGGACCGGCCGGCCCGGTGAGACCCATCGCTCCGCTAAGGCCCTCGGGGCCCTGCGGTCCGATGGAGCCTTCCACCCCTTGCGCACCCGTCGGCCCCGGTATCCCTTGCGGCCCTTCGCTGCCGGGGGGACCTGAGATCCCCTGGGGGAGCGAGAAGGCAATGGCGACGCTCGCGATGAGCGTGAGCACCACGTTGATCGGGGGAGATTGGGTCACCGTGACGTTCACATCGCTCACGGGAATGAGGGCCCCGCCGGAAAGAGCTCCACCGGGCCATAGAGGAGCGAGGATATCTCCCCGCTCGCATCTCGAAGTGCGAGCACCCAGCGCGGCGCGGTGATCTCATTGGGAAAGAGCGGAACGGGCGGAAGCGCTAAGCTCACCGCGGCGGGCAGGGAGAGCTCGGCAGTCCCGAGCGTCGGAACGGTACTCAGCACCGTGAACGTCCCAGCCAGGAGCCCGTTGATCCACAGCTGCGCGGCCAAGGCCGAGCCGGTCAGATCTGTGGGCGTGCCATCGGGATTGGTGAAGGTGAGAAGACACGAGAAATCCGCGCCCACGCGAATTTGCAACGGCACGCAGGTGCCGATGTTTCCGACCTCACTGCCATTTAGCACTCGACACGGAAGCGTCGGAGCTCATTGGCGGCCTCATCATCCTCACCGTCATTCGGACCGGGGTCGAAAGTATTCATGCGGCACCTTCGTGTGTGGGTGCGCACCGATAGCACCTTGTGTTAGCTCGCGGTTCCGAAAGGCGGGGAATCGGAAGAAACAGGTGGGTTTTATTTAATCGCTGCGACGTGGGTCATACGGGGGGAGCGGCCCTTTCGGGGGTTTCTCCTCGCCCGTCCAGCGCAATGCCTTGGCGATCGAGAGCACGAGCACCAAGGGAACGCTGTGGCGAATGGCGATGGCGATGCGGCTCAAGGGGTGGAGCTGGCCCAAGCGCGCGCGCAGCGCTTTCGCCTCGATGTGATCCGCGCGTGCGGCCAGTAGGTCGGCGCGAATTTGCGCGCGAACGTCAAGGATGCGCAAAGAGGGCCTCGCATCGGTCCAAACGATACGAGGCGTCCCCTCTCTAGTTCGCTGCGGCGGATTGCGTCTCCGCGCGGGCCTTGCGATCTTCGCGGGTCATCTCCTTCGGCGGGCGGCCGCGGGTGCGCTTTTGCATGGCACTCGCCCTGATCCTGCCATTGCCCCCGGAGAGGTGCGCCCAGGGTGAGGTCCCCTCGATCTCGCACGGGACTCCCAGGAGCGGCAAGGCGGCGATCTTCGCATCCTCGATCTGCGCGGTACCGATGATCACACCGTCCTCGCGCGCCTTCAGCTCCACATCCTCGAGATCGCACTTGGCGAGAATCTTCTTCCCACCCGGGAAGAGTCGCAAGGAAGCACCGGGCACCTTGCCCTCCAGGTGAAACGCGCCGGCGGCGGTGCGCGGCGTGCCGTTCGACTGGAACAGCATCTCGTAGGCGCCGGGCACGAAGGAGCTGATCTCCTCCTTGCGCAGGGTGAATCTCGCATTGATCTCCCCGTCCCTGCGGCCGGGGGTGAGTGAGACTTGGCTGAAATTAAACATCGGCAATTCTCCTTGACGAAGTTGACACCCGGGCAGTGTCGCGCCGATTTATCACGGTTGCAACAAATAGCTCTTGATCGCGAGCATCGCCGCTTCCCACCCTTTGCAGATCGCGGTGGCGTAATGATCTTGCACGAGCGCCCGAAATTTCTCTTGATCCTCGCTCACTACACCGCCGCGGGTGCGCTTTAGTTCCAGGAAGAGGCCATGGTCCGCGCCCTTCGGGATCGGGAGAAAATAATCAAACACACCCGCTTTGAAGCCTTGGCGCTTCATGCGTGCCATCTGGATCGCGCGGTGTTTCGCATCGCCGGCGAGCACGGCGCCGTTCGCGCTCATGAGGAGGTAATCACTCAACGGTTTGCCGCGGTGGCGCTGCGTGCGTGCCCAGTCGAGGAGCCACTCCGCTTCGTCTTTTTCGAGCGGTACCTGGGCTTTGAGTTTGAACGCGGCCATCAGGCGAGCAGCGGGAGAGAATCCTGCTTTGGGTTGCCGCGCGCCATCGAGGCCGGGAATGGCATTTGCGCATCGGGCGAGCTCACCATCACCCGGTACTGCTCGAGCGTTTTGTGACTCACCTCCCCGATGCGCGAGAGGCCAAACAGCCAGCGGCGCACGAACTCCCTCGGCGTTGAGAGATCATCGCCCTCGAGGATGTAGCCGCAAAACTCCTGCACCAGCGCGCGCTTCATCTCGAGCACTTTGGCGAGTTCGGGCGAGGCCTCGCACTCGAGCATGCCGTGGGGCGGCACGAAGCGGCCGGCTGATCCCAACCCGCCGCGGTTCGCGATGTGGATCAGCAGCAGCCGGTTCGCGAATTGCCCGAGGGTGTCGCGCTCGTCTTTCGGGGCCTCGGCCTGCACGTGGGTGGTGCGCGTTTGCTGCTTGTGCAAATCCCAAAGCTCATGCACGCCGGGGAATTTCTCCGGGCCCTCCTCGCTCAAGGCCCGATCGACCACTCGCGCGAATTGCAGCAGCGACATTCTCGCCATGCCCGACCAGTACGCCTCCTCGCGTTTCTTGCCGCACGGCAGGTTGTAGCCCGCGCAGAGTTTCTCGAGCAGCGCCACAAATTCCTCCCGGTCAGTGCTGAGCATCGCGCTCTCGAGCTTCGAGCTCAGCGGTGCTCGGAGCGCGCTTACTCGCCCCATTATTGCCGCGCGGCGCCGCAAAGAGTCCCTTGTAGCCGTTCCCGATCGAGTGCTCGACCGCGGCCACTTGCGCGGCATGACCCCCGAGCTTCGCGAACTTCTCGCGCAAGCTCTCGAGGCTGTGCGGTGCGACCGGACGTCCTTCGGCCTTGCAGTACTTCAGCCATTTTGCAAACGCCCACCCACTCACAAAATCTTGCCCGGTAGTACGTAAAGATTTTGCTGGGGGTGGTAGTAATTCTTTGTTTGAGTCTGAGTATGAGTCTGAGTTTGTGTATGAGTCTGGTGTCGCTGGTGTTTGCCGGTGTCGCTGGTGTTTGCCGGTGTCGGACGGTGTCGCTGTGTTTGCCTGTGTTTGCGTCTCCTTTTGCTTGTCGCGATAGCGCTTGGTTTTTGCGGCATTTCGCCCATCGAGGACTTGTCGGTTGCTCGCTGCCCGGTCGCGGTACTTTTGGATGTTGACGACGCGCCAGCCCCAATTGCGCGCGGGGTCGATCAATTCCAGGCGCCGGCCCTCGAGCGCGGTTGAGCGACTGGCGGTGTCGGGTGCCATGAAGTCATCCAGGCACTTTTGCAACAGCTTCGGCGGGATGCCGATCGCCGCGGCGATGACCTGCGGCGTCTTGTCGATTTCACCGCGCGCATCGGCCATGGACAAAAGGCACCCCCACACCCCGGTGTAGGGCCAGCGACCGTAGAGGGAGCCCTCGAGCATGCTCGAGAAGAGCGGGGTGTACCCGGACACAGGAATGAGGGCCGGGTGATGTTAAGTCGAGGCCGGCGCCGGCGGTTCTTGGTTTAAGGTGGGTGGGTGGGGATGAAGAAAAAACGGCTGGGTAAACCCGAGGGACTCGGCGAGCCGGCGGTTATCCTCCGCCACGAGGCGCAGCTCCCGCTCGCGCTCGATTCGAAGCTTATCTTTCTGACGTCGCATGACACATTCTCCTTACGTGACTACAAGGTGTTGCGCAGCCAAAAGACGCCGCGCGTGGTGACGGTGGTCCGTCGCAAATGAGCGAAATTTACCCACCGATGGGGAACCCCAAGCGTGGGTAAAGTTGTACCTGGATACGGTATACTTTTACCCATGGCGAAATTCCCGACTTTGCGGGGCGGCAATGGCCGCTGACCTGGAAGACCCTGCCCGACTGCTCGTCGAAGCGGCCCGCTTGCAAGCCGCCACCGCGCAACTCTTGGCCGCGACCGATGGGCGTTTGGGGCGCCTCGAAACCCACATCGAGTACATGCGCGCCGATATCGGGGAACTCAAAACCGGGCAGAAGGAACTGCGAGCAGAATTCGACAAAGTGCGCACCGAGATGCACGCGGAGTTCAAGTTCCTGCTGCGTCTGATGATCGCCATGTTCGCGACTTTGGGCACGCTCATGCTGGGACTCGCCGGCATGGTGGCGCACGGTTTCGGCTGGCTGAAATAATGGCCGCTGACATCGAAGAGAACACCCGCCTACTCTCCCAGCTCGCAGACCTGCCGCCGCGGGTCGCGCGAATCGAGTCCGACGTCGAGAACATCAAGGACAACATCGCGGAGCTGAAAGGTGATGTGAAGGCGCTGCGCGGTGAGCTGCGCGGCGAGATCAAGGAGCTGCGCGGCGAGATCAAGGAGCTGCGCGGCGAGATGAGCGCCGAATTCAAATCGGTGCGCGCGGAGGCGACGGCGTTTCGCGAGGCGGTGCACACGGAATTCAAATCCGTGCGCGCGGATATGCGCTCGGACTTTCGCTGGCTCCTCGCGCTGCTGATTCCCACCTTGGGTGCATTGCTCGCCAAAGCGTTCCACTGGCTCTGAGCGAGATCAGGGTCTTTGTGCTCTGAGCGCTGATCGAGCGGTAAGGCGAGCTGCTCGCTCACGCCGCGCACTCCGGTGAGCGCCTGGCGAGATAGACACTCATGTGGGGCACCGACCGCGCTGCAATACGGGTATCAGCGGCGCGTGAAAATATGTTGTGCGCGAGTCCTTGCCCGTATTCGGGACGGCGGCTAACATCCCGATATGTTCAGCGCAGCACTTCACGGGTTCTCACGCGGCTTCAAGCTCGTCGTCGAGAAACCGGGTGAGCGCGGCACACGTCGAGATGCGCGGATCATCCGTCTCGCCATTGGCGATTTTCTTGATCGTGCCGAACGGGACGCCATCCGGATCGTCTTCGGTTTTGGTGCCCCGCACGATGTACTCCCACCAGGATTTTTGGGTAAACCCTTGCGGGATCGCGTTCAGTCGCTCGCGCAGCGTGTCGAGGTCGATGTCCATAAGCCGAAGATAGTCCCGTATCCGGGACTCGTCAAGCCCGATGCTGGGATAGCCCTTTCCCTGGTTGGCGCTTGATGGCGAAGCAGACACCCCTAGAGAAGATGCTCTGGCATTTGAGGCAGGATTTATCGACGAATTTGATGGTCGCGATTAATAATCGATTCCCCGGCACCGCCAACTGGGCCGCCGCGCTTGAGAAGGAGTCAGGCGTCAGCGATACGGTGATCCGCCGGCTCGTGAATGACCCTCACGGCCAAAAGGGCAAGTACTACTATCCGACGATTGAAACCCTGCTAAAACTAGCGAATCCGCTCGGCGTAACTGCGGAATCCTTGCTGCACAGTCCGCGCAGCAAACCCCAACCTGGCGGGGGCGGAGGTAACACGTCTGAGGTAGCACCTGCTGTAGAAACGGACGTTTCGCAAACCCCAGGACGCCCGCTCATTCACGAACCCGCCTAGGAATATCCCTTAATCGCCTAATTCAGAAATGAAATATTTTTGCGACTGTGCGCTAACAGACATTGCTTTTGCACCGCGCGCGGAGTTATACCGGCCGTCCGCGGTAAGGGATATCCGCTTTTCTTAGAGCGCCTATCTCCCGCTAGCGGAGCAGCGCTTTTATTAAAGGGCTGCCCCACTGTGAGCATTCTCACAGTCCCGTAAACGGGCTTGACTGGTCCCGTATGCGGGACTATAGTGGCTCCACATTCACCGGAGCCATCCATGCCACCCCCCTTCGCAACCCTCGATTCCCTCGCCCGCGCCCTCGCGCAAACCAACGCCGAGCGCCGCGCACGCCTCGATACCGCGCTGGTCCTCGCCACCGCGAATGCCTCGCACGCCGCCGCACGCCTCGCATGGGATCTCGATGAGCGCAAGCTCGATGTGTTCGCCGGATCACCCAAAGCCCACCGCACACCGATCTTCTGCTACACCTGCCGCGCACGCTATTCGTCAGATTGCGAATGCACGGCCGATGATCTTGATGCGAGCGCCGAGGAAGGCCGCTGCTCACGATTGGGGATCGATCCGTGAGCGCGCTCATCAAGCCCGTCGCCATCGCCAAAACCGAGGCCGGTCAATACACCCTGATCGCAAGCGGTGATCGGGCTCTGCCCTTTTGCTGGATCGAGACCCACTGCGGCACCACCCGCACCATGGCGGCTTTCGTGCTCGCGAGCGATGCCATTTTGCTGCTCGCCCACTACCAGGCGCGCGAGAGCGCCGAAGCTGATCAAGTGGGTGCGCTCGAAGCTCGTCGACGGCACCGATTATGGGGCTCGAGAAGGGGGATCGATCCGTGAGCGCGCTCATCAAGCCCGTCGCCATCGCCAAAACCAAGGCCGGTCAATACACCCTGATCGCAACCGCTGATCGGGCTCTGCCCTTTTGCTGGATCGAGACCCACTGCGGCACCACCCGCACCATGGCGGCTTTCGTGCTCGCGAGCGATGCCATTTTGCTGCTCGCCCACTACCAGGCGCGCGAGAGCGCCGAA